AGATGCTTTCAGCACTGTACTCAATGACCTACGGGAACGAGCCATCGACTACCCACCTAAGTCATTCGGATTCTACGAGTACTCAGCCCCTCAATACTGCAAGATAGACGATCGCAATGCATGGGCTCTGGCTAATCCCTCAATGGGGTACACAATTACCGAAGATGCGATTGAGGAAGCGATTGCAACTTCACCAATTGAAAACACTCGCACAGAGACTCTTTGCCAATGGATCGACTCCCTAAGTAGCCCATGGCCGCATGGCATTCTAGAGGAGACCTCAGATAGCACCCTAGAGATGGCTGTTGGCGCTTATACAGTATTCGGCTTTGATGTCTCACCTTCAAGGCGCAATGGCTCACTTATTGCTGGTCAGTTATTGCCAGATGGCAGGATTGGCATCGGTATCCTAGAGACTTACAGCTCGCAGGTAGCCATCGATGAGTTAAAGATGGCGGCTTCTATCAAGGCTTGGTGCGACATCTATAAGCCTCGCATTGTCTGCTTTGACAAGTACGCCACCCAGACTATTGCAGATCGCTTACAGAACGCTGGAGTAGTTACAGAAGATGTCTCAGGACAGCAGTTCTACAAAGCCTGTGGAGACCTATTAGAGGGCTTGGTCAATCATCGAGTAGTGCATAATGGTCAGGCTGAGTTCATCCAGCAGATGAATAACTGCGCAGCTAAAGTCAATGACAGCGCGTGGCGTATCATCAAGCGCAAGAGTGCTGGAGATATTTCAGCCCCGATTGGCATCGCCATGGCAGTTAGTAAGTTGATGATCCCTCAGCCTAAGCCACAGATTTATACTTAGACACGCCCTAGCATGTTGTCTAATTACTTGACAAATGCTACACTTTATGACTATGGGTCTATTTCGCAAAACTGAAGCAATCAATACTGATCAGCGTTCATCGCTTTTAGCGCAATACGCCCCTCAAATTATGGGAGAAAATCTTAACTCCCTTTACAACTACATCATGCCCCGCGTTCAACGCAACGAGGCGATGTCTGTTCCATCCGTAGCTCGATGCCGCAATCTTCTCTCTGGAGTTGTGGGAGATCTACCGCTTAACTTGTATCGTAAATCTACAGGTGAAGAATTGGGCAATCCAATCTGGGTCGATCAACCTGCAATCAATCAGCCACGCTCTGTAACAATGGCGTGGACTGTTGACAGTCTGCTTATGTATGGTGTTGCTTATTGGCAAGTTACAGAACTGTATGCAGAAGATGGCAGACCTGCTCGATTTAAGTGGATTCCAAATGTCAAGGTTACATTTGAGACTGATCTCTACGGTATGGAAATTACTCAGTACTACATCGATGCTGTTGCAGTACCGATGTCAGGACTTGGATCACTTGTAACATTTCAAGCCTTTGATGAAGGTATCTTAGAGCGCGGATCTGAAACAATTAGAGCTGCAATTGATTTAAGAAAGGCAGCAGTGATTGCTGCATCTACTCCAATGCCTAGCGGAGTGCTACGCAATAATGGAGCAGACCTAGACCCTAAAGAGGTTGCAGGATTACTCGCAGCATGGAAGAACGCTCGCAATAACCGAGCAACTGCTTATCTAACATCTACTCTTGAATACCAGCCAACATCATTCTCACCTAAGGACATGATGTATGACGAGGCGCAGCAATTCCTTGCAACAGAGATTGCTCGCCTATGCAACATCCCTGCTTACTTGCTATCAGCAGAAGCAAATAACTCTATGACTTACGCGAATGTATTAGATGAGCGCAAGCAGTTCTATTCTCTATCTGTCGCTCCTTTTGTAAATGCCATTCAGGATCGCTTGTCAATGGATGACATCACTGCTCGTGGTAATGCTGTTAAGTTCGATGTTGACTCATCATTCCTAGCGACAGAACCAATGGAGCGATTGCTAGTAATTGAGAAGATGTTATCTCTAGGCTTGATTACAGTAGAGCAAGCGATGGAGATGGAAGATCTAACGCCTAACGGCAGCGAAGGAATAGAATAAATGGAAAACCAAGTAATTCATTTCTCATCTGGACTCATTGCCAATGTTGAGGAACGCCTAATCTCAGGCAAGATTGTCCCAGCAGGAACAGGCGAAGTGGGCAACACTTCAGCAGGTAAGGTTGTTTTTGAGAAAGGTGCAATTGCACTTCCAGAAGATCCTAAAACTGTCAAGTTGCTTAATCAACATGACTCACGCCAGCCATTAGGCAAGGCAACACAATTCACAGAGCAAGAAGATGGCATCTATGCATCTTTCAAGGTATCACGATCTAATCGTGGTTCTGAAGCTCTTATCCTTGCAGAAGAAGGCTTGCAATCTGGTCTGTCTGTAGGAGTAGAAGTAATTAAGTCAAAGCAGAAGGGAAATGTTATGTTCGTTTCCGCTGCTAAATTGCTAGAGGTTTCATTAGTTACAGAGCCAGCCTTTAAGTCTGCTCAAGTAATTGATGTCGCTGCTGAGGAAACTCCAGAGGCAGTAGAAGAAGAAATCACACCAACAGAAAGCGAGACAGCTGTGGAGAATACTCCAGAGACAGTTGCAGCACCAGCAGTAGAAGCAGCAGCGGTTGAAGCTGCTCGCCCAACTGTAGTGACAGCAACTACATTCGTGCGTGAGCGCGTTGCTCCAATTTCAGGAGCGCAATACCTAGAAGCAAACATCAAGGCAGCACTTGGTGATGACGAGGCTCGCAGAGTAGTACGCGCAGCAGATGACTCAACATCAACAAACACTGGTCTTACACTTGCACCACACCTAAACACATTCATCACGGACACCTTCACAGGTCGACCAGCATTCGAGGCAGCAACACGCGCTGCTCTTATTGATTCAGGCATGAGCTTCACAGTTCCACGCCTTTACACAAACGCTACTTCAGCAGATACTGCTCCAACAGTTGCAGACACTAACGAAGGCGCAGCACCATCTGAGACAGGTATGACATCTGCTTATGACACAGTAAGCGTTAACAAGTTCTCAGGACTACAGCGCGTATCATTCGAGCTTGTAGATCGTTCATCTCCAGCATTCATGGAATTGATGATGACAGAACTTCGCAAGGCTTACGAGAAGGCTACAGATGCAGCACTTCTAGCAGCGTTCATCGCTGATGGAACAACAGCAGCAACTACAGCAGCAACAGCAGCTGGTCTACAGTCATTCATCTCTGTAGAAGGCGCAGCAGCATACAAGGGAACTGGCGGAGACTTCGCTAACAAGCTTGTTGCTTCAACAGACCAATGGGCAGCGATCACAGGATACGCTGACACAACAGGTCGCGCACTTTACTCAGCACAGGGTGCAACATACAACGCAGCAGGTAACGCAGTAGCGACATCTGTTCGTGGAAATGTACTCGGCACTGATCTCATCGTAGATCACAACATCTCAGCATCTGGCGTAATCGACAACTCAGCGTTCTTGGTTGCTCCATCATCTGTCTATGTCTGGGAGTCACCACAGACACAGCTTCGCGTCAATGTATTGACAACAGGCGAGATCGAGATCAACCTTTACGGATACTTGGCAATCTATCTTGCTAAGTCAGGTAAGGGTGTTCGTAAGTTCAACCTAACTTAATAAACATAGGTAACTAAGTACGCTCTAGGGGGTAGTAGCCCTCTACCCCCTAGAGTCTTTAGAAAGGAAATCATGGCACTCACTACAGTCGCAGAACTTCGATCAACACTCGGAGTAGGTACGCTGTACCCAGATGCCACTTTGCAAGAAGTCTGTGATGCAACAGATGCAGTTCTACTGCCTATGCTCTGGACTAATACAACTTATAACATCGCCCACAGCAACACAGCAACAACAGGAACTCTTTACTTTGAGGACAAGGTAGAAAAGGTGTTCTATGTTGGTCAGACTGTAGTCATTGCTGGTAACGGCGCAAAGCACAATGGAAACAAGACTCTCACTGGAGTAGGCGATTACAACATCACCTACAACATCACAGGCAACAACAACACTCCAGCAGTAGAGCATCCAGTCCAACCTTTTGGCACAGTCTCAGCAGACACTTATGTAGACTGGGCATTAGACACAGCAATTCAGCAAGCAGCTTTGATGATATCTGTTGAAATCTGGCAAGCGCGTACTGCTACCCTTTCGGGCAGTAACCTTGTTGATTTCCAGCCAAGCCCTTATCGAATGAGCGCACAGCTTCTCGCTAAGGTGCGAGGATTGATCGCACACGCACTAGCACCTACATCGATGGTTGGCTAATGCCAGTTGCAATCACCACACTCCGCACCACTTTAGCGACTGCTCTAGTCAATAACGCTAAGTGGCAGACTTTCGCCTTTCCACCGGCAACAGTACTTGCTAACTCTGTAATTGTGTCTCCAGATGATCCTTACTTGACACCTACAAATAACCAGCACATTGGCATAAGCCCAATGGCTAACTTTAAGATTGTGATGACTGTTCCACTCTTTGACAATGAGGGAAACCTTAACGGAATAGAGGACACAGTAGTTAGCGTGTTCGCACTACTAGCAGCATCATCTTTGACATATAATGTAGGCGCAATCAGCGCACCTAGTGTTCTCAACGCGGCAAGCGGAGACTTGCTTAGCTGTGAGATGTCCGTATCAATCCTAACG